CAAGGCCCATCTCTCCCTAGTACGGTAAGTTCAGTGCCAGAATCACCATTCATACGACCAGAAGGGCTACGAAGCGATGAATAACGGAGCAGATGTAATACCCATTAAAAGGGGGCTAGAGTTGATCGGCAGCACGCAGCCTAGAATCCACACGCCCTTATTAAAAACAGCAAGCAAGGCCCAGGAGGTAGCTGATCTAGCAGAAAAAATAAACCTGCCGTTGATCCCCTGGCAGAGGTGGGTGTTAGATGATTTGCTATCTGTAGACGCAAGTGGAGCGTTCTTAAAGAAATCGGCACTCGTTCTAGTAGCAAGACAGAATGGCAAGACTCACCTGGCCCGTATGTTGATTCTGGCCCATTTATTCTTGTGGGGATCTAAAAATGTACTTGGCATGTCATCTAATCGAAATATGGCTTTAGATACCTTCAGGCAAGTGGCTTATACAATAGAAGATAACGAATTTCTATCTAAACAAGTACGCCAAATCAGATTGGCTAACGGCCAAGAGTCTATTGCGCTTTTAAATGGCGCTCGCTATGAGATCGCAGCAGCTACAAGAGATGCGCCCCGTGGTAAGACCGCAGATTTCTTGTATCTTGATGAACTTAGAGAATGGTCGGAAGAAGCATTTACCGCAGCGCTGCCTGTCACACGAGCTAGGCCAAATGCAATGACTTTAATGACAAGTAATGCGGGCGATGGCTTCAGTACAGTCCTTAATGATCTTAAAGAACGATGTATGTCATACCCGCCGGCCAATTTAGGCTATTACGAGTACAGCGCTCCACAACATTGCAAGATACATGACCGCAAAGCCTGGACAATGGCGAACCCGGCCTTGGGCCATTTGATAACTGAGCAAACATTAGAAGAATCTGTAAATACAAACAGCGTTGAAGCTACTCGCACCGAGATGCTTTGCCAGTGGGTTGATAGCGCTGTTAGTCCCTGGGTGTATGGCTCAATTGAGGCTTGCAGTGATAGCAGTTTAGAAATACCTGTCGGGCCACAAACAATTATGGCCTTTGATATTGCACCGACACGCAGATCGGGCGCTTTGGTAATGGGCCAGATGAAAGATGGCAAAATAGCCGTTGGCTTAGCACAGTTGTGGAGCAGTGAAGTAGCTGTAGATGAAACAAAAATGGCTAGCGATATAAATGAATGGGCTCGCAAATACCACCCAACCTTAATTTGCTATGATAAATACGCAACGCAAACATTGGCAACCAAATTGGAGCAAAGCGGCTGGAAAATGCAAGACGTATCAGGGCAAGCCTTTTACCAGGCGTGTTCTGATTTATCCGATGCCCTGGCCAATGGAAGATTGGTGCATTCCGGCCAACCAGATTTAGTACAGCATTTAAATAATTGCGCAGCTAAGACAAATGACGCTGGCTGGAGGATAATTCGCAGAAAAAGCGCTGGAGACGTAACAGCAGCTATTAGTTTGGCAATGGTGGCAACAGAATTAACAAAGCCACAAAGAACGGCACAAATCATTGTCTAACTTGCACTAATTGTCCAATTTATGGTATAACATACCTATATGGGTCTATTGTCTGCTTTGGGTATAACTAAAAATAAAGAATCTGTCCAAGCGCAATACGCCCCTGCCATTATGGACACAGCTTATGGCTACGGTTCATTTACAACTGGTGTCGGTAATTTCCCTGGTGGTTTAGATCGCAACTTCGCCATGCAAGTTCCAGCGGTTAGCCGTTGCAGAAATTTAATAGCTGGTGTAGTTTCTTATCTACCGCTTAAACTTTACAAGAAGTCAAGTGGTGAGGTACTGGGGAGTCCTCTTTGGTTAGAACAACCAGACTATCGGCAGCCACGATCCGTCACTATCAGCTGGACTGTCGATAGCCTCCTCTTCTACGGAGTTGCGTATTGGCGTTGTACAGAATTGTACGCAGATGATTTAAGACCATCTAGATTTGAATGGGTTGCTAATAATCGTGTCACTTTTACAACGAATAAATTTGGCACAGAGGTTGAAGAGTATTTTATTGATGGTGTAAGAGCACCTATGACTGGTGTTGGCTCTTTAATTACATTTCAGGGTTTAACACAGGGCGTATTAACTACAGCGGCACGTACAATTCAAAGCGCATTAGATATTGAAAAAGCAGCAGCCGTATCTGCGCAAACTCCAATGCCAAGTGGTTATATTAAAAACACTGGCGCAGATTTACCAGAAGCCCAGGTATCAGGATTATTAGCACAATGGAAGCAAAGCAGACAAAACAGATCAACAGCATATTTAACTAGCACTTTATCTTACGAGACCACTGGATTCTCTCCTAAAGATATGATGTACAACGAGGCCCAACAGTATTTAGCAACACAGATAGCCAGGGCCATGAACGTACCGGCATATTACATAAGCGCCGATATGAATAACAGTATGACCTATCAAAACATTATTGACGGGCGTAAAGAGTTCGTGGCTTATTCTTTGCAACCTTTTATTTGCGCAATTGAGGACAGGCTGAGCATGGATGATATTACGCCAAGAGGACACGTTGTTAAATTTGCAATCGAGGAGTCTTTCTTACGGGCCGACACAATGAAGCGACTTGAAGCAATAGAAAAAATGTTGGCACTTGGACTTATTGATGTTGAAGATGCCAAAGAAATGGAAAACATGACACCTAACGGAAGAGAAGTAGAAGATGATACTTACATTCAGTAGCCAGGTAGAAGCAGCCGATGCAGAACGCAGAGTCATAGCTGGCAAGATCGTGCCATTTGAAGAAGTGGGGAATACTTCGGTTGGGAAGGTTGTATTTGCCAAAGATTCAATTGAAATTGGAGATCCAGGCAAAGTAAAAATGCTTATGCAACACCAGCCAGACAAGCCAATTGGTCGCATGCAAAAATTTAACAAAGCCGAAGACGGAATTTACGCATCCTTTAAAATTAGCGCTTCTATGCAAGGACAAGATGCTTTGATCTTGGCTGGAGAGCAGTTAATTGATGGATTATCTGTTGGCGTTGACGTAAACAAGTCAGTACAGAAAAAAGATCATTTATATGTAACCAGTGCCACTCTTCGAGAAGTCAGCCTGGTCGAAACGCCAGCATTTAGTGCGGCGCAAGTAACTAAAGTTGCTGCTAGCGAAAGCGAAGCAGAGGACACAAACCAAACAAAAGAAAGCGAGGCTCCTGTGGAAGATTTAGCAACAGCGCCACAAGAAGCAAAGGCAGAGGCTGCTACTCCTACAGTAGAAGCTGCTCGCCCAGTAATTACAGCACCACACATTCAAACATCTGTACGCTCACCAATCGATTCGATGGCAAGCTACACAGAGCACAAGATTAAAGCTGCACTAGGCAACGATGATTCAAAATTGTACATCGCTGCAGCAGACGATTCATTCTCAACCAACCCAGCATTCAATCCAACACAATACCTAACCGAGTTTGTAACTAACACTCGATTTGGTACTCCTGCAATTGATGCATGTTCACAAGGAGTATTACCTTCTGTTGGTATGACAATATCAGTGCCATCACTTGTAACTACCGCAGGCGGTGGAACAGGTGTTGCACCAGTAGTAACTGTTGAAGCAGAAGCTGGCGCAGTGCAAAATACAGGTATGGTAACTGAGTATCTAACTGCATCTGTAAGCAAGTACTCAGGCATGAACACGCTGAGCGTTGAGTTGCTTGAGCGCAGCGGATACCCTGGCTTTTATGCAGAACTAACACAGCAATTACAAAATGCTTATTTAACAGCAACTGATACAGCTGTAGTAACTGCATTAATTAACGCAGGCGCAAGTTCAACAAACCTAACAGCAGACCTAGATGGAATTGTTGATTACACTGCAGAAGCAGCAAAGAGAATCTACGAAAACACAGGTTACTTTGCACAAAACTATGTTGCTAACCCAGCGCAATGGCAAGAGTTAATCCAGGCACAAGACACCACAAAGCGCCCTGTATTTACCGCTTTGCAACCAATGAACGCTACTGGTCAGGTTAGCCCACGCTCAATCCGTGGATCTGTAAATGGTCTTGATCTATACGTAGACAAGAACTTCTCAGCAACTACATTTGATGACAACTCAGCCATCATCCTTGCTCCAGAAGCATTTACTGTATATCGCTCACCACAGGCATTTATGTCTGTAAACGTAGTTTCAAACCTACAAGTACAGGTAGCAATTTACGGTTTTATGGCAACACTAGCAAAGATGCCTAACGGAATCATCATTTACAAGAAGGCCTAAAACACAATCAATAATCCCTGGGGTTTAGTAGCCCTAGCCCCAGGGAGCTTTATTAAAAGGAGTAGAGATGGCAGCCACATACGTTACGAAAGCCGAGTTGCGTGCCAATTTAGGTATTGGCTCTCTCTACAGTGATGCAACTGTTGAAGAGGTCTGCCAAAGCGCAGAGGATCTTCTTAAACAATATCTTTGGTTCAATGAAGCACCAGTTGTAGCTGCTGGATTGCAAGACAACGTAGCAACTTTAGTATTGGCAAATCCTGGCATATTTGTCACAGGCCAAACTGTGGCCATCGAGGGTTGCGGCCATCCTTACGGCGGGAATCAAGTTATCACTTCAACCATTCCTGGTATCACAGTGCCAGTTAGTATTAGCACAGCATTCTGGTCATATTTTAATAATTATCAATGGCCTAACGGTTATTCATTTATTCAATTTGCAGAAGTACATGCAGACGATCCATTCCATCGCATTATTCCAAGCGGCAAAGCCGTGGGGCCCGACACTAAAGAAGTCGATTATGCGCAAACCCCTGCCATTCGGGAAGCGGCCATGATAATTGCCGTAGATATCTGGCAAGCCAGACAGGTGAGCCAGACAGGTGGGGTAGGTATGGATGGGATCAGTGCAAGCCCCTATCGTATGGGTTATCAGCTGATCAACAGAGTGCGTGGTCTCATCCAGCCTTATTCAGCACCAGCATCTTTGGTTGGCTAATGGCAGCAATAACCACCTTACGTGGCACACTAGCAACGGCATTGGCAAATGCTGGCGTGTGGTCTACCTTTAGTTTTCCACCAGCAACTTTGCTTGCCAACAGCGTGGTTATTACACCTAGCGATCCTTATATCGTGCCAAGCAATAACAGCCAAACAAGCATCGCACCTTTGGCTAATTTTAAGATTTTAATAACCGCCCCTGCATTTGACAATCAGGGCAACCTAAAAGGCATAGAAGATTTTATTGTGGCAGTAGCAACTAAACTGGCGGCATCTACCCTGGTTTACAACATATCAAGTGTCTCCGCTCCAGCTATTACAAATGCAGCTAGTGGAGATTTATTAACATCAGAAATAACAGTATCAATCCTAACGAGCTGGAGTTAAAATGAGCACACAAGCAGAAGACTTAGCCTTCTTAATTAAGACAGGCCAGATCAAAGAAGCACCAAAACCAACTGCACAAACAAAGAAAGATGAGGAATAACAATGGCAATTTATTTAAATAACAATGTTGGTGTTAAGTTGGCAACAAACGCAGCCAAGACAACACCTTCTATTGATATTTCTGCATACGTAACCAATGCAGTAATTAATCAGGTAGCAGATGAGCTAGAAGTAACAGCAATGGGTGATACCGCTCATAAATTTGTTGCGGGTCTGCAATCTGGCACACTGACTCTAGACTTTATCAATGACTGGGCAGCAAGCCAAGTTATGCAAACACTTAACGATGCATTTGGACAGACTATATCTGTTTCAATGATTACCGTTAAAGGCACAGCAGTATCAGCAGCTAACCCAACCTACCAATTCTCAATTTTGGTAAATAACCTAACCCCACTGGGTCAAGGCGGCGTGGCTGAGATCGCTACCTCATCTGTAACATTTACTATAAACTCCGCAGTAACAGTATCGCCATCAGTGGCGTTCTAATTAAGGAGCAACAATGGCAAAGCTAAAGATAACAAGGGCTAATGGAGAAGTATCCGAGCACAAGATAACTCCAGGTGTCGAGTACGCTTTCGAATTGAAGTATGGATCAGGTATTAGCAAAGTCTTGCGTGAGCATGAGAGGCAAACAGAAATATTCTGGCTTGCGTATGAATGCTTACGCAGGGCTGGCGCACAAATACCTTTATGGGGATCTGAGTTTATTGACACTCTAGAGACCGTTGAGGTATTAGACGAAGAAAAAAAATAGTTGAGCGGTCTTCTATTACTTACGCTATTGCGCAGTTAGCAGTAGAGACTGGGATACCGCCTAGCGAGTTTTTAAATATGGATACGGAAATGTATCGAGCAATCGTGCAAGTCCTAACCGATAGAGCTAAGGAGATCAGAAATGCCAGTCGAAGTCGTAGGCGTTGAGGATGTCCTAAAAGGCCTAAGTTTTTTTGATGAGGATTTATACAGTCGCATCCGTACTGCTATAACTCCGTTAATGAAGCGAGTGGAAGCCCAGTCTAAAAATGATGTGCCAAACAATAGTGAAGTTTTGTCTGGATGGTCTAAACCAATATCTTCTAATGTTGCGTATAGACCATTCCCAAAGTATGACGCTACAACAGTAAAAGGCGGCATTGGATACAAAGAGGGCAAAAACAGATTATTTAAAAATGGTTTTCAAGTTGAAAATTATGTATACAACGTTAGTGCTGCTGGTCGCATTTACGAAACCGCTGGTCGTAAAAACCCAGAAGGTAGAGCACCTGTTATGAGTACAACATTAAAAGAATTAGGCAACGTACAAGGCTACGAAGGCAAAAAATCTGGTAGAAAACGATCTACACGTGATTACAGCTCCAACAATCCATTTGCTGGTTACCAATTTGTAACTGCATTAGAGCCAGTTACATCTCAGCCTAAAATTAAAGGCGTGCGATCTGGTGGCACAAAAACTAAAGGCCGCTTGATTTACAAAGCATTTGCAAAAAATAGCACAGATATTTATGGAGCAATACTTAAAGCCATAGATGCAACAGCTGTAGACTTCAATAAATCCTATGATAAGAAGGCAGCATAATGGCCAACGTAGTTGTATCGGCACTTGCCACCTGGAACGGCAAAGCTCTCAAAAAAGGCAAGCAGGATATATCCTCATTTGATAAATCAATAAAAGCGTTAGGCCGCACCTTTGGTGTTACTTTCAGCGCAGCAGCTTTAGTCAATTTTAGCAAAAAAGCAGTAAACGCATTTGCAGCCGATGAGAAAGCAGCAAAGGCACTAGAGGTTCAATTAAAAAATACTGGTAATGAGTTTGCTGCCCCTGCCGTTGAATATTACATAGCCAACCTACAGAAAATATCTGGCATATTAGATGATGAATTAAGGCCAGCATTTAAAAACTTATTAACTGTAACCAAGTCTGTCGAGTTAAGCCAGTACGCATTAAACACCGCTTTAGAAGTTAGTGCTGGCACTGGCGCATCTGTTATAGAAGTTAGCAACGCTATTGCCAAAGGATTTGCTGGTCAAACCAGAGCATTAAAAACATTAGTACCAGGTTTAGATGAAGCCGCTCTAAAAACTGGCGATATGGAAACAATATTAAAGCAATTAAACAAACTGTTTGCTGGTCAATCTGCCGCACGATTATCTACTTATGCTGGCAAAATGGATTTACTAACAGTAGCCAGTTCAAATGCAACAGAAATTATAGGCGAAGGTTTAGTTGATGCTTTAACTGAATTAAGCAAAGATAAAAGCATTAGCAGTTTAGCAACTAGTATGGAAAATCTAGCGACTAATACCTCTGCCGCTATTACAGAAATTGCTAAAGTTATTAGCAAGTTTACAGAATTAACTGGCAACCCATCATTTAAAGCTGGAATGTTGGCCTTAGCATTATTAACTAAAAATCCTAAAATAGTTGTTGGTGTAATGAGTTATATTGGTGCGTCTGGTGCTTTAGGATTAGCGACCCAAGATTATGGTTTAGGCAATCAAGGTGGCACACCGTTTGGCCAAGCTAGTTCAGCCACAGAATTGGCTAAAGATCAAGAAAGAAAACGACTTGAAGCGTTAGCCAAGTTGCGTGCTAAAGAAAATGCTTTAATCAAAGAAAAAAACGCTTTAGAGGATTTAAAGAAAAAATATGACACAGAGCGTATAGGTTTAATGTTGGCACTTAATCAGGCCACCGATGAAGAAACTCGATTACGTATTGCCGAGAAGTTAGCCATACTAGATGGCAACGCAGCTAAGGCTCAACAGTATTTAGCAGATACAGAACTAACTTTCCAAACAAATCAATTGGCTAAGTCTATGAATCAAGCAGCTAATGCAGCTTTATATTTTAGCGACTGGGCAACCTATCGAGCTGGTGAACGTGGAGACACAGCATCAATTAGCAATGTTCCTGCTAGTGGCGGTGGTGGCGGTGGCATTCCAATGTCAGCACCTATCGCTATGGGTGGTGTGCAGCGTGGCGAATACTCCGATGTAACTGTAAATGTAAACGCTGGCACAATAGTTTCAGATCAAGAATTACAAGGACTTATTACAGACACCGTGCGAGTAGCTTTAAAATCAGGTAATAAATTGTTGCCAGCGGGATCTATTGTCTAATGGCTGTACCTACAATAAATGCCATAATTAACTTCTCAACTGGGCCAAGTTTTGCCCAAGCGATGATATTAGATACTGGAATATTAGGCACTAACATATTAGCCGATTCAACTGCCATTATTGTAGATGTGTCAGATCGAATTAACTTCATTCAAACTAGCCGAGGGCGTAATCCTTTGGTAGATCAATTTCAAACAGGCCAATTAAGTTTACGCATAGTAGATCAAAACGGAGATTTTAATCCAACTAACCCATTAAGCCCCTACAGTCCCTATTTAACGCCAATGAAAAAAGTACAAATAAGTGCTACGTATGCGGGCAACACTTACAGTATATTCTCAGGCTTTATTACAAGTTATGTAAATACTCAGCCAAAGGATGCAACAGAGGTTGCCTATACAACCATACAAGCTGTAGATGCGTTCAGACTTGCGCAAAATGCTCAGATTTCTACAGTCACAGGTGCTACTGCTGGTGATTTGTCAGGCACTCGCATTAACCAAATATTAGATCAAATTGATTGGCCAGCAACTATGCGTGATGTTGATGCTGGGCTTACTACATTACAAGCAGATCCAGGCACTGCACGTACATCTTTAAATGCTATGTTAACCGTGGCAGATAGTGAATATGGCGCACTATATGTAGA